TTATAGCTTCGGTTTTTACTGGGGTTTTAGCTAGCTTCGGAATTCAGACAGCTAGTAAGAAAGGTGATGGTACTATGAAGATGAATGGTAACGGCAATGGCGGTGGCGGCGGTGGTCCTACTCAGACTATTCGTATCGAACAAGCACCTCTAAAAATTATTGCTGTTGATCCTAATAGTAAAGAAAAGAAAACTTACGAATTATAATCATGCAGAAAATTGTAAATGTACTTGCTATTGCGTCTAGCGTTGTATCTCTTGCCGTTGTTGGCGGTGGTGTGTATCTTTATGTTCAAAAGGATGCCATCATAGATGGAGTTAAATCTCAAGTTATGGAATCCGTTACTGGATCTCTTGGATCTCTTGGAGGTTTAGGTGGTGGAGCAGCACTCCCCATAGGATCTAATGATCTTCCTTCCGCACCACAAGCAGCAGCACCTGGCGGTGGAAGTATGGGACTTCCTGTTCCAAGTTCACCTTTCTAAATTACGAGGATCGTTATGGAAAAAACTAATTTGTCAAAATGGTTTGCCCTTGGAGTGGGTGGAATTCTTGGTATATCTCATATAGGAATGATTGGTATGCTTGCTACTAGAAATACTAGTACGTTGCCTGATTTAAATATACCTACAGGTGACTATGCTACCTACGAGGCAGAGGTTGGAGAGGATGGATATAGGATTAGGTACAGAGCAAATGATCCTAAAACTATGTACATCACTAAAGATATTAAGACTAAAGGTGGATTCCTAGGACTCTCTAACAACACTCAAAAAGTTGTTGAAGAGTATACAATGGATGGTGCTACACATCATGGTGGTCCTGTTAGTACAAAGAGTGCTTGGATAGATCCAGCAGCACTTGCATATACAGGAGGAACTGCTGACGCAGAGGGAAAGTTATCTGCCAAAACCGAAGCATGTATCAAGGCGGTCGGTGGTGGCGAACAATCGGGAAGACTTGTAGGAACTAGTGTAGGTGCCGCAGCAGCTCCTGCCTTGAGTGGTATACCATTTGTAGGATGGGTAGCAGCAGGTTGGGTGGCAATGTTTGGTGGTAATCAAGGTGCAGAAATAGGTGGTAATATGGCACAGGAAATGTCTAAGGATTGCTAATGGATTTTCAAAAGATAGCATCAACTGGAACAGCAGTAGCAGTAGTAAGTACTGGTGCGTTTGTCGGTGGCAATCATGTTGTCGACCAACAAACTGGTGGTCCTCAGAAACGAGAAGATGCACAAATAGCAAGAATTAGAGAAGTAGTAAGAGAAGAAGTATATCTACAATTAATCAATGCTTGGCCACAAACTAGTGGTCCTGTTAAGGGATTGAAAGATCCTAAAGACTATAAGAAGCAATTACCTCAAAAATAAATGGATACTTATCTATGGATCCTATTCATAATGTACCTAACATTACTCTCCGTGGACTTGATATACCTGACATAACAGTTAATGGTACTGGTATACCTTTGATTGGTAACAATGTTATAGGTATTAGATCCACCTATGTTTCAGACATACGAAATGTTAATATTCGTGATACACGTGATTGGTTAGTCAATCCACCTCAAGCAGTTCCAGTAGCTGTGCCTGTAACAGTGCTTGCTGGTACACCTATCGTTAATATGCCTGGTTGTGTAACAGTACACAAAGAAAATGCTAAGAGGGATCCATCTACTAATAAGAATCTAGTTAACGATGATCCTAAAGGACAGACTACGTTGTGTGATGCTGGTATGCCTTACTACCAACCACCTGACTATGACTATAGAGAATTATTTTGGCAGACAATTAATACAGAACCAGAAGATATGGATGAAGGTCTTGATACAGAGGATCCTCAACCTTTAGATACACCATCAGCACCATCAGCACCAGACACAAGTCAACCTACTGGTGAAATCGAGTGTCCTCCACCCAATGCAAGACGCATAGGTGACAGGAATCAAAAGGGTGATGAGCAAGTTAAGGAATATAAACTAACACCTGACGGTAAAATTTGTGAGACAATCTGGGAACCTATACCAGCAGCAGAGCAGTACTTACCATCAGTAGGTGTTGTGACAACGACTGCGACGATAGCTACTGTGGCAACTGCGAGTGCCCTATTTGCCAAACCCCTAGCAGATCTGCTCCTGAAAGTCGTGAAGCCTGTGGTGAAGAAAGTGATTGGGAAGATCCAGAAACTTCTTGGGAAGAAGGAAGACCGTCGTCCGAACTTGACTGAGAGGATGACTGAGAAGTACCGAGAGAAGAAAGGTCTACCTCCTTTGAAGAAGAAGGGATAGTCCACTTAGGTTGTGGTATCTGGTGTTCATGTGGAATGATCTGTCCACCTGGTGCTGTTACAACTACGTCAGAACATATAGCAGCATAAGGTGACTTAGGATGGAACATGATTCCAGCCTTCATGAGCTCACCACAATTTTTGAGACGAGCAATCTCGAAGTCTAATCTTTTATTAGCAGTTGCTTGATTAACTGCTGCTACTTGTGCTGTTGCAGCTTCAGAACACTTACGTTGCATACCCCTGTTGAGTGGTATTGAAAGTGTAGCAGATAGACCTACGTTAAAGGATTGGTTTGCCTTCATGTCTGTACGTACAGGTTTCATCCATGATGGTGTCATGCTACCACCAGTATCAACTACATCTGGTACACCATTAGGACTGTCTACATCTTGAATGATGGTGATATCTGATCCATCTGGGAACCATCTTACTGTCTCTCCAGCATCATTAGTATATGATCTATCATCATACCACTCTTCCCAAGGGTAGTTCTTGACATTAACATAGGTAGGAACCATCTTACCAGTAGTATCACTGATGTTGTATTGTGGTTCATTGTAAAAATCTTCCCAAGGATCTTTCCTTGAGTCAGCAAACTGTAGGTATGGTGTCATATTAAGAGTCGTACCTTGACATGACACACCACCACCGTAGGTGTTAGTAACGTATGGACCTTGTAAAACTTGTATTGCCTGGTTCGTCACTGAGCCAGAACTATTAGCTATTGGATTTGCTGTTGCACTTACACCACCAACACCTTGAGCTAGTGCTCCTATAGGTAAAGAATTAACGCTGAGAACTGCTGCTATTACTGCGTAAACACGCTTGTTGTATCTGTTACCGATTCTATTGAGGTAACTCTTTGAATTATTGTTTGATTTGTGAGCCCTGGTCCTTGATAACTCTGGGTGAATTGAAACGCCGCACCTGGAGTTGTCATTGTGTATGCACTTTGACTGGAGAAGTCCAATGCATCGTGAGAAGATGTTACGCTTCCTGTCACCATGTCTCCATTGGTGCCGACGCTTGGCTCTATTGTCACTGTTGATGTGTTCACATTGGGGTTGAGTGCTGCTCCATCGTTGGAAACGCCTACCCCAGTCACGCTGTATTCCCATCCTGTCCTATAATCAATTGAATTTATGGTTTCTGTAACCGTACTTTCAGTTTCAGTGTGGCTCGTCATCGAACCTTGTTGGAAGTTTGGCACTACAGGCACTGCTATCACTGGGGTTGCCAGCGATAACAATGCTATTGTAGCGACAAGTTTCTTCATTATATATCACTCTTAGCGAATGGTAAGTTCAGTTACAAACTGAGTTGTCGCAGATGTATTTGCTCCACCAGCAGCTACACTAGCAAAGGTGTGACTATTAGATGTTTGACCAGCTAAAGATCCAACGGTTCCACCAGCAGTGGAAGACATGCTACCGTAGTTATTAACAGCACCAACAGTAGGAGCACTAGTAGCAAGAGCATCGCCTTGAGTATAGCTCTGAGCAAAGCTGAATGCAGATCCTGCAACTTTCTGTTCTGCTACAACTACACCAGGCGTATAAACACCTGAAGTTATAACACCAGATGATACCTGATCAGCAGCAGCACTACCACCAGACGGTGTAATAGATGTGTCTACACCACTACCACTGACAGCGAATGATGATCCGATTCTATCAGTAGAAGTATGAGCTCCTCCTACACTGAGTTGTACACTAGAGGCAAATCTAGATGTAATGTCTGCCTTAGCTTCACCTACAGCGACACCACCCATGAATAACATAATTATAGGTAGTAATTTTTTCATCCTTCTTGACATTTTTACCTGGACTATATAGGTGTTTATTACCCCCATAAAA